GGGTCACGACACCTTTAACGGATGTTCAATTTCGCGCTGCACCAAAAGCGCGTAGCTTCTCAACGTTTGTCATCAGATTTGTTTCGCTCAACGGTTCAATACTGACTAGACCGCGCCCGTTAGGGTTTCTGCCACTTTCGTGGAGCTTGGATAAGGGGAGCAACCGACCTCCGTGGGAAGTCGTCGGGGGATGTGGAGGCCGGCGCTCAACCGTAGAATACATCAGGCCGAATCTCTTGGCGAGTTACATTCCCACCAGTTAGTCGTTCAATCTCAACCACCCTAGTCGCAGGGATCTGCGTTCGCTTCCACTTCGAGATTGCCTGAGGTTGCACGCCGAGATGCTTCGCTAAGTCGCGCTGCGTCCCAACATACTTTTTGATTCTTTTGAAAACTTCCTGATCCATCGGGCGATCTTAAATCAGCTAAAACTAAAAATAAACCTTTATTTTCCTAAACGACGGGTTTATTATTCTTGTATCGGTTGGGAAGCCGATCACGAGAAACACTAAGACAGGGGAAACCTATGATTTGTAGATCCGATGAAGACCGCGCTAATCCACGCGCACCATTCAACCAAGAACCACTCGATGACGCAGACCGCGAGTTCGATGTTGTTATCTTTGGCGAAGATACTCACTCAGTTCTTGGTCTGACCCAGCTAGACCGATTAGTCGGCGAAACACTCAGACCGCGCAATCAGTGGTCATATTCCGAACTCGACCTAAACCACGATGGCTTTTCTACCATTGCGGATCAAGATGGTTATGCCGTTGGTACGGTTACCGAGGTGACGCCATGAAGGTCAAAGATGAACTAATGAAGTTTTCCGAAGTGTTCGATGAGCTAGAGGCCATCGTTCAAGATTCACCACTACCCAAATTCACCGAGGCTGATATGACCAAAAGCGCAGAACTTATTTCTTGGGAACTAAAACGCCCTTGGCCTACTAACCAAGTCAAAGAGCGCAAGGGGCCGGGAGGCAAGATGCTTTCCTATGTCGATGCGCGACAGGTTATGGCTAGGCTCGATGCTGTAGTTGGCCCAGATGGTTGGCAATCGCACTACTCAGAGATCGGCGGCAACTGCTGCTGTACTTTATCAATCAAGATGGGCGATCAGTGGATAGCCAAATCCGATGGCGCTGGTGAAACCAGTATCGAAGGCGAGAAGGGTCAATTCAGTGACGCATTCAAACGCGCAGCGGTATCTTTCGGGGTAGCTCGCTATCTTTACCGTGACGGGCCATTGCTATCGCCAGAGCAGTACGATCAGAAACTACCGAGGCCAACAGCATGAAGTTACCAAAGAACGGAATCAGCAAAATCGTGGTCGAACGAGTCCAAGGCCACGATCTAGGCGTAACGACTAAAGCCATCATCCAGACAGTCAGAAAGTCGCACAAAAACGCCAGTGAAAAACAGGTTAAGAAAGCGTTGGACAACTGCATCCAGCGCGGGTTCTTGATCCGTACCGATAAGGGTCGATATAAAGCCCGTACAACGGCTTATAAAGCCCCAATTAAACGAATTACCGTCGAAGAGACCCAACCCCAAAGGGTAGAGGTCGAAACGCCTAAATCGAGCGTAATAAGCCCCGAAAAAATTATCAGCACATGCGTGTTTGCGTCTGTTGTTGTGTCAGCTTTTATCTCAACCCTACTAGGAGCAATGTAAGTGGAAAAACAATTCGTAGATGGTCTGCGAGCCTTTAAGCCAAACGAGAAGTCGCCGGACTTTATCAAAGCCAATGTGGTGATCCACACGGCTGATCTTGTGAAATGGCTAGAATCTCAGCCTGAGAAAATCAAGATCGACATGAAAGAAAGCCAAAAGGGTAGCTGGTATTTTGAGGTTAACACTTGGAAGCCAACCAGCGAGCCGTTAGTGCCTAAGACTGAGATGCCGACCAAGGGTGAGTTACTAGAGGATGTGCCGTTTTGACGGCGGCGCATAAAGTCTCAATCGACCAGCGGTATGTACAGATTAAATACCCTGCTAGATGGGAGGAACTGAACGGTGTGGATAAGATTGCCGAACTAATGAAGCTAAAAGGCCGAATTATGGCAATTATCAACGCCATTGAAATTGATGAAATGTATGACCGATACAACCGTAAGTGAAGAGGATCTCTATGGCGCTACGGTGTCCGATGATCGGCAGACGGTTCCGTTGGAATTCTTTGTCGATTATCTGGATGCTGTAAAGCGTAACTGGGATTCAATCTCAGAGTTTAAGCTGGCCTGTCTGGAAGAAGATAAAGATGCAGCCCGCAGCGCGTTAGCTGATATCCCACAACCTGATGAACTACTGTTGTGGCGAGCGCCAACCAAGGGATCGGTTTTTACAACCAAAGAACGCGGATTCTTGAAGTCTTAGTCGCGGACTAATATGGCCTCAATGAATATGGCGATCTCGTTGCTCGATGCGCTGGATTTAGCCTCAAAGTGAAAGTCGGTCTTTTCCGCTATCTTAAATGGTACTTGTCGGTCATAGCTAACCTGCGAATCCGAAAACGTAGCCTCAGCCACCTTTAGGGTTCTCCCCGCGCTGTTAGTCACAACATTCCTGATAACCAAATACTGATTACCGTTAGCCGTTGCAGAGTTAACATCAATGCGGAATAGGTACAGGCTATGCCCAGCCGGGACAGAATATACGGAACTCTGCGTAGTTCCTAACGTCGCCTCAATGTAGGCATACGTTGTGCCGCCATTCGTTATCGAGATGTTCCCAGTAGCGTTACCGTTTAAGATTATCGCACTGTTGATCCGATAGAATAATACGCTGCCAGTTACCGCAGTCGTGCCATCTGATGCATCAGTGGTTAGTGTTTCAGTGACCTCAGCATAGTTTGCGTCGAGTCCCGTAATTTTAACCTGCAAGCCAGTATCGCCAGATGCAGAACTTGCCACTGACATTGCAACGGCAGAAGATGGATAGGCGTATAAAGCTCCGTTATTCCAGATGGTTTCAAAAGATGTCCCTACGGCTCGGTTGAACCCAAATATATTAACCGCAGTGGTGTCCCAGATGTTGCCTTTAGCGACATCAAATAAAAACTCAGTCGTTGGCCTCGTCGGATTGTACTGATACATCCATCACCTCTTTGATTTTGCCCGCGTGATGACTTATCGCTGCTTGGATCTCTTCGTAGTTTATCATCAAAGCATCAATCTGGCCGCGCAGTTCTTGGATTCTCTTAACCCTAATCTTCGCTTCTTCGGTCAGGTCTTCCTCAGCGTAAGTAACGTCATCAATTGTGATCATTTTTGTCCCCGTTTGGTTGAGGGGATACTTTAACAAATAACCTATTGGATGACAGCTAAAAGGTTAATCGTCTACTTCCACATCAGGCAAGTCGTGAAATATGATTTCGGTGCCAGCTTGCCGAGATGTAATTACCTTCGGCATACAGACTAGGCTAAAGCGGTTGGTCTTGGGAAAGATGTACGGAAAATCATCGCCGCTCTGATGTTCTATCGCTACCTTGTGCTTGCTGCATTGCGACAACGTGCGGAAGTGTACTTGGAAGCTAGGCTCCTGCACTCCACCAACGTACATCAGCAAAACATAAACAAGCATCTCCGGCATTTATATTTCTCGCTTCTTGGTGATAACCTGCGTCTTCTTGGCTTGTGGAGCCTGCAACGTCCAAGTGAGCAGCTCAATCCGTCGATTAACTGCCCCCGCCAGATACCGATGCAAGCTGTTCTGAACGTATATTCTAGCGCCGTAGCTACAGGTCTGCTGCGCGTCAGTCAGCCACTTTATAGCGGCGTCTCTACGTGCTTTTCCGTATAACGTTCTTAGCATCTCCCAGCGCCTTAAATCGCACTTTAATGTGGGGTCAAAGAACGGAAACGGGTCTAGTTCTGCGCTTGCTGGATCATTATATTGATGAGCTGTTGCAACTTCTGGTCGCTGGATTTGGCGGTTTCCTGCATTTCGCTGAGATTTCTGGTTATCTGCTGGATGGCTTGCTCGTTTAATTTTCCCGTTGTACCAGCTTCTTCAGCTTTCTTAGCCGCCTCACGGACTTCAGCTTCAATACGGCTGACGGTATTCTCGGTTGCAGCAGCATTCGCTTGCATAGCCCCGTAGCCCATCAAGAATGAAACAGCAGCCGCCACGATTGGCAGCGCCCACGTTGGGATCTTAATTGCATTTTCCTGAGACATATTACCCTACCAAATGTGTTGTGATTACTGTTGCAGCCGTTGCAAGGGCTGTTGTGATTACTAACCAAGCCAGCTTCTCCCATCTGGCCGCGTGCGCATCCGTTGCTGCTCGGAGTTGCTTTAACTCCACTACAGCTTCGCCCCATCTCTCGCCGCATTCTTTCTCATGCTTTGCGATCCGCTCTAAAGCATCTAGGGCTAGGTTGCGCTCTTCTTTGGTCATTCTTTCGCTCTACCGCATACCAGTGCGAGGTATTCTAGTAGCTTGTACGCCTTAGCCACTAGAGCATCGTCCTGCGGAGTCGGCGTTAGCGCAGTGATTGCACTCGCTAATGTAACTGCTGCCGTAGCAACGTTGAATAAATCTATTAAGTCCACGGTGTACCACTCGCTTGAACTGGATTCTTGGATAACTCTATCTGGCTGGCAACGCTATCCTCATACTGGGATACCGCTTCTTCGCCAAGAGCAGATTTAGCCCATTCTACAGCATCATCGTGAGAAATGTCTGAGTAAGCAGTAAAGCTGTCCGCATCTGGCGCTTCTAGCCCTACAGTGCCGTAGCAGCGGCCTGAGTGGACAATCTCATCCACTGTCTGACTGTCCGTTACCTGCCAGTGCAGTATGTTGACCACCCCCTCTAAACCACTTTCTGAGTCGTTTAGGGTTCTTTCCAT